GGTTTAGAAATTGGTAAACCTAGCGGGTCAAAAACTTTTTTAGATGTAGGTATATTCTTAGAGGCATTCCGTGCCATGTTATATAGAGAAATGGATTTAAAACATCCTTTTCATAATGTTACAGATAAAATGATGTATGTAGAAAATTTAAAAGGTAGAAAATATTCCGTTGTTAATTATTCTGGCACAGAAATAGTTAAAAAAGAAGAAACAGAAAATGTTGTAGAATTTGAAAGTGATATTGATTTAAATGATACTGATTGATTATTCCCAATTAGCAATTGCTAGTATAGTTATTGCATTAAAAAGAGACGGTGATGAACCAACACCAGAAACCGCAAGATATTTAATATTAAATTCTATCCGTGGTTATGTTCACAGATATAGAGAACAATATGGATCAGAAGTTGTAATTGCTGTTGACGGCGCTCATCCTTGGCGTAGAGATATTTTTCCAGCATATAAAGCTAAACGTAGAGAAGGTAGAGACGATGGTGATGATAAAGATTACCATGCAAGAATTTATGAGTACATGGATCTTGTCCGTAAAGAAATACAAGAAAACTTTCCATACAAAGTTATTAAATTAGATGGTGTTGAGGCTGATGATGTCATTGCAGTAATTATTAAAAAAAGTGTGAAGAAATGGTTTAACACAAAATACTTGATAGTATCAAGTGATAAAGATTTTCAACAATTACAAAAATATCCTAACGTTGCACAATACTCACCAGTATTGAAAAAATTTTATGAGACAGATAGTCCACAAGAATACATTTATGAACACATACTTAGAGGTGATGGTGGTGATGGTATACCAAATTTCTTATCTCCTGATGATTGTTTTGTAAATAATATAAAACAAAAACCTATAATGAAAAAGAAGTTATCGGGTTGGATTGATAGTTTAATGAGAGGAAATGATCCACAAGATTTTTGCAATGAATATCAATATCGTAATTTTCAACGCAATCAAAGACTCATAGATTTTGATTATATACCAGACGATATTCAAAATGATATATATAGAGAGTATGAAGAAGCAGAGATTACTGTTGCAAATCGCAGTAAGATATTGCCTTACTTAATAAACAATGATTTGAAAAATATGATAGAAAAGATAGAGGAGTTTTAGATGACCGATAATTATGCATTGTCATATCACGAAATACTTACTAAAGTAAATAACGCAAAAGATAAACCTAAGAAAATAGACGTATTGAGAAGATACGATACTAGTGAATTAAGAATGTTTTTAAAGGGTGCGTTTGACCCGAAATTAGAATGGTTATTACCAGAAGGTAAACCACCATACAAACCAAACGAGGCACCAGTAGGAACTGAACATACTTGGTTGAAACAAGAAGTTAAAAGAATGTTTCACTTTCTCAAAGGTGGTAATCCACAATTATCTCAAATGAAAAGAGATACCATGTTTATACAAATGCTTGAAGGTTTGAGTGATGAAGAAGCAAAACTACTTATCCAAGCAAAAGACAAAGAATTAAACAAACACTACAAAGGGTTAACAGCGAATCTAATCAAAGAAGCATTTGATTGGAATGACGATTTTATGAGAAAAAACTCATAAGCTGCGTCATCCTGTCACACAACTTTTTTGTAAATTATTGAAAAACAATACTTTTTTCTTTACTTTTATACTTGACTTTTGGTATAAAATAATGTATTATAATCATATGAAAAACGAAAGGATACATTATGAGTAAAGTAAAACAATGGTTATGGAACGAAGCTGAAAAAGCTGTTGACGAACTTGTTAGTAAAGTTAAATCTGGCGAGTCAGTTTCAAAAGTTTTAGATTATGCTAAGACTTTAAATATTGATTGGTCATTCGCAGGATTTACTGCTGACTATGATAACGAACAAGAGTGTTGGTCTGAAATTGAAGACTTCCTCTATTCAAACATGCCAAATAAATAATATAGGAGGTCTATATGAAATTTATTTCTACAATCATTGCTCTTGCAGGTATCTACCTTATTGCGTTTACAGAAATTCAACAGGCAGAGTCAGTACCAAAACCTTTAGAGATAACAATACATGTACAACCTGCTAGTTTAAAACCTATCGTACCTGTCATAGACACATCAAACAAAGACACATTTGTTGCAACATTAAATCAATGTGTAGATTACATATATTCAGAATTACCACAATCACAACATATCCCAAAAGAAATATTAATTGCTCAAGCAGCATTAGAGACAGGTTGGGGTTCGAGTAGATTTGCCAACGAAGGTAATAATTTGTTTGGTATTCGAACATTCAATAAAGATAGTGAATGGTTATTACCAATTACTTGGGATCAAAACAAATGGATTGGTTGGGGTGTAAAAGTTTATGATAGTAAGTGTGATAGTGTAAAAGATTATATTAGAATATTAAACACAGTTTTTGCTTATGAAAAATTTAGAGAACTAAGAAATCAAAATGCTGATGTTTATACTTTAGTTGATACATTAGAACAATATGCTACAAAAGAATCATATACTGAATTAGTTAAACAAGTTACCAAACACAACATTGAAGGAGTTTATGAGTTATAGTTTATTTTGGGATCGAGTTGCAAAACTTGAATACGCATATGAAAACGCACCAGAAGATATGAAGTATATCTGGTTTCACAAATTATATGCTATGATGTTAAACGTTGAATATTATTAGGAGACACATGAAAAAATATTATGATATGATGACACAAACACCTTGGGCATGGATTGTTGGTTTATATGTATTCTTAGGAATTTTTCTTTTGATTGCAATATGGCCATCAGAACCACAACCAAGTAAAACAATAATACAATTAGAAATTGATATAAAAGAAATTGATAAAACTCTAACATCTATTGAAGAAACTATTGATGAAATAATTAGTAAGTTAGAAATAAAAGTTAACGCAGGAGAACAATAATGAATATCTTTTATCTACATACAGACCCACAAACCGCAGCCAAATGGCATGTTGACAAACATGTTGTTAAAATGATTGTTGAGTCAGCACAATTACTTTGTACAGCACATAGAATGAATGACGGTATAAAAACAGAGGCAAGAAGTAAAACAGGTCGTAAGACATGGCGTTATATTATGGAAGATGAAAGAAGACAAAACAATTTATATCAAGCAGTACATTATCATCACCCGAGTGCTGTATGGTGTCGTGAGACAAAACAACAATACAAATGGTTATATGAATTATTTAAATATCTAGGTCACGAATACACATACAGATATGGTAAAGTACATTCAACAAATGTAAAACTTAATCAATTATTAGAACGAGTACCCAACAACATAGGTGAAGGTTGGCGAGAACCACCTCCTGCAATGCAACACTATCCACAATGCATTGTTCCTGGTGATAGTATTCAATCTTATAGAAACTACTATATAGAAGCAAAAGCATATTTTGCCAAGTGGACTAAACGAGATATGCCACAATGGTTTGCTGAAGGAGTTGCATGATTACAAATTTGTTATTAGGTGCTATTTTAATTATTTTAATGTTTATTGCAGTTATGATATATGCGATAGGGGAAAAGATAAGTGACAAACAAAAGTAAAGTATTTCATAAAAACGAACCACCAATACCGTTTCATTTTAAATTTTATCTTGTCTATTGGGAAGATATACAAAGTGATAGTGGTTGGCGTGATTTAAAAGATATACAATCATCAAAACCTGCAATCTGTGTTTCAACAGGTTGGTTAGTAAAAAAAGATAAGAAGGTACATATTCTAATGTCTGATTATAATTATGATGAAAAAGGTGAATTAGCAGACGGTGGTAACACTACGGTGATACCTACAAAAAACGTAATAAGAAAATATGAGATAGAGGGACTATGAGAAATTGGATGATAAAAACAGCAACAATACTATTTGATGATAATAAAAACGATTTAAGAGCATTACCAAAAACGGTAAGATTACAATTGCTAACCACATTATCATTTGTATGGTCAACAGCATTTACTTTATATTTTTTTGGCATGATAAGACCTGACGTATGGGGTAGTTTGGTAGTAGGTCACATTGCAATTATTATGGCAGCTTATTATACGTTTAAACAATTTCATAATGTAAGACAAAACAAATACAAATGGGGTTATCACAGTTATGGTAGAAGTCGTGAGTATGTAATGTATAGAGATATGCATGGCAATGCCTACAAAGTAAAATTACCAGCAAACGATCCAGGTGGAGAACATGAGTAATAAAAGATGGCCTACAGCTGAAGAAAGAACAATGGGTAAAGATATGGTTGATCCTAACGAAATTGAACCTATTACTGAAAAACTAGATGACAAAATTGCAAAATTAAATTCTAGTAGAGTATATAAAAAGATTACGCCACGATATGATTTATCATGGTATGTAAAATGGGTTGCAAGTGGATTAATACTGATTGCAGTTAGTTTCAGATCAGCAGGTGGTGTACCTTTTCATTTGTTTGATTTATACTTTAGTTTTGTAGGAACATTAGGATGGTTATGGGTTGGATTTATATGGCACGACCGTGCATTAATATTGTTAAATGGTGCTTTAGCAACCTTACTATTTTCTGGAATAATAAACACGTGGATAGAGTAATGACAGAATTTACAGATGGTATATTTAATGTAATAAAACAATCTAGTTTAGCACTAGCAATAGTTTATACTGTTGGTCATATTATTATTGCTGCAAATGTGGTATACTGGATAACAGGTGCAAATCTATGGGAAGCAGGATTAGTTGCATTAATTGAACCTGCAATAAATGGTGTGTGGTTTTATACACTACACAAAGTTTGGACAAGCATAGGAAAATGATTGGTTTATTTTTTTTAGGTATGGTTGTTACATTTATTGTTATGTGTGTGCTAATACATGTGAGAAAATATGATAGAGTTTGATCCGATATATATTACAATGAGAAAAGAGTGGAGAGCAAACGAAAATGCCAACATATAGATTTTATAATAAGAATACAAAAACAGAGTTTGAAGACTATATGACTATCGCAGATATGGAAAAGTTTATAAAGAAAAAACATATCACTTTATTACCACCTACTCAATTAAACATAGTTGGTAGTGTGGGTCAAATAGATAGTAAAACAG